GGGTTAGGTAACGCATGATTGAGAACTCAATTCAAAACTGGCTAAATACTCTGGAATTGAACCTAGAACAGAAAGTCCTAGCAGGGTTAGCTCTCAGGCTGGCTAAGTCTTTCGACTCAGACCCTCACACCAGCACCGCTGCCGAGCTGCGGAAAACTGTGCTTGAGCTTCAACGCCAATTGACGGCTTCAAAGGTTGACTTCGACCCAATCGAGGAGCTACTCACTCGGTGACGCTCCAGCTGCCTACAACCTGGACTCCACCACTAAGTGATGACTTCCCCTCTGACGGAGAGAAACTGGCGGAGCTGGTAAAGGCTGCTTGGAGAAGTCCTGAGAATCCTCAAGGGCTGACATTAGATCCCTGGCAAGAATGGTTGCTCAAACACATTCTCGAGCGTTACCCTGACGGACACGAGCTAGCAGGAGAGCTACGCTACCGACAGGTTGTTGTCAGCATGGGCAGACAGAACGGCAAGTCACTCCTAGCCTCAATCCTCGGAATCTATGGCATGCTCATGCACCAACCGAGCGGAGCAAGTGTTGTCTCTCTAGCAAGCTCCATAGATCAGGCTCGAATTATTTACAACCGAGTTCTCTATGTCATCCAGGCAAACCCATTCCTGTCAAAGCGATTCAAGAAAGCCTCCGAGTCTCGAGGCATAGTCACCGCTGACGGCTCGGGGCGTTACGATGTCAAGCCAGCCAAAGAGGGAGCACTTCAAGGCTTGCCTTTATCGCTGACGCTGTTCGATGAGCTACACCTAGCGAAACAGGGAATGTGGACAGCAGCAGTCAAGGGAACTCAAAGCTATAAAGACGGAATTGTTATTGGCATAACAACCGCAGGAGACCAAACCTCAGAAACGCTAATCGAGCTTTACAAGAAAGGTCAAAAGGCAGTTGCAGGAGATCCAGAGCTTGAGCGTTTTGGCTTCTTCCTTTGGGAATCACCTAAGCACGCCAAAATCAACGACCCAGAGGCAATCAAATTAGCTAATCCAGCAATAGCCTGCGGAAGAATCCCATTAGATCGAGTTTTGACTGATCTCCAAACCCTGCCTGAGCATGAGGTCAGAAGATACACCCTCAATCAGTTCATTAGTGGAACTGCTCAAAGCTGGATACCTGGTGATGTGTTTAGAAAAGCGGGAACTCGAGTGCAGATTGAACAGACTGGCGGAGTGTTTGCAGTTGACATAACTAAGAATTGGGAGCACGCCACAATTGCTTATGCCAATCAGATTGAGGATGAGCACCACACAGAACTGGTGCAGACTTTCGTGAATACTAGCGAGACCCAGCTGTTCAATCGCCTAGTCGAGCTTTACCAAAAGCACCAGCCTCGAGCAATTGCTTTGGACGATAGATCTTTGCCAGGACTAGGCAAGCGACTCAAAATGGCTGGTATTCCTACCTACCAGCTTTGGACTAAGGAAGTAAGCGCAGCCTGCTCAGTTGTCTATGCTTTGCTTAGCACTGGCAAGGGCAAACACAATAACGATCCACTGCTTGTCGCTCAATCGCCTAACGGAATTGCGAAGTATTCTGGAGAGACTTGGTTGATTAGCAGGAAAGAATCGCTGGGTGAGATTGACTCTCTAATGGCAAGTGTGTTTGCGCTCTATGTTTCGACACGAGCGGAAAATGCAACAATTGGTGTATTCTAATAAGACTCGAAATCATAGGACTTCATGGCTTCTCTTTGGCAAAGACTATTCGGCACAGAAACCGAGCAAAGGGCAAAGCAACCAGTAATCCCAAGCAGAGCTGCTGCTTTCGTCTCTCCTGATTCAGCTTTGACTCTAACAGCTGTCTATCGAGCTGTTCAAATTATTGCGACTCCAATCAGCAAAATGCCTATCAACACTTACCGATTCGCAACTGGAGTTGAGCTAAGAATTGAAAACCCAGTCTTGGTCAACAAGCCAGACATCAACACCAACCGCAGAGACTTCATCTTTCAAACTGTCGTTTCGCTAGCTCTTGAGGGCAACGCTTTCTGGCTCAAGAACTATGGATCTAACGGACAAGTCAACAACCTAACACTTCTACCAGCCAGCGCAGTTGCAGTCCGTTACAGAGACCAAATGGACATTACTTCTGGAGTTGTCTTTGACTACATGGGCAAGACTTACACAGGCAACGAGATTGAACACCTCAAATTGTTTAGCAAGACTGGCAACCTGCGAGGAATCTCTCCAATTGAGGCTGCCAAAGCTGATGTTTCAGCTGCTCTCGATCTCCGAGACTATGCAAAGAACTGGTTCACCAGCGCAGGAGTTCCAACTGGTGTTCTTAAGACTTCTCAATCGCTCAACGCTGAGCAGGCTCAGGAAGTAACCAACAACTGGCACAACAAGCAGCAGAACAGACAGATCGCAGTTCTGGGCAACGGCTTTGACTACCAGCAGGTCGCATTGTCTCCTCGAGAAGCTCTATTTACCGACATTGTTGAGCAGAACATTGTTTCAATTGCTCGTTTGTTTGGTATTCCTGCTCGCTTGCTAATCACAACTGTTCCAGGTGGAAGCGATACTTACACCAATCTGCAAGACGAAAACCAAGTCTTTTACCGACACACGCTCATGGCTTACACTGACGCAATCACTGACGCCTTGAGCAACTGCCTCCCTCGGGGCACAAGAGTAGAGTTTGACTATCAGCACCTATTCCGAGCTGATGTCACCACTCGTTACAACTACTACGCAACGGGAATTGCTTCTGGCTTCCTGACTGTCGAGGAAGTAAGAGAGAAAGAGGGGCTAAATGCCTGAAATGGAAATCAGACACTTCGAGGCTCGAGCTAATGTCGAGAAGCGAGAGATCATTGGTCTCGCCGTTCCATACGGCGAAATGGCTGACCTCGGTGGAGGAGTCAAGGAAAGATTCGAACCAGGTGCTATCGAGTCAGTCGAGGATGTCAAGTTGTTCTATGGACACGAAGATCCAATTGGCAAAGTGCTGGAGGGCAAAGACACCGAGGCTGGCTTCGAGATTCGTGCCAGGGTAAGTGAGACCCCCAAAGGGGATGAGGTATTGACCCTCATGCGTGACGGCGTGCTGAACAAGTTTAGCGTGGGATTTTTTCCAGTAGATTCTGAGCGAGACGGCTCAGTCATTATTCGCAAGAAAGTTGACCTAAGAGAGGTCAGTGTTGTTGCGATCCCTGCTTTCGCAGGAGCAAACATAACCGAGGTGAGAGAGGAACAGGCTCAACCCGAGCCAGTCGAAGTCTCAGCTCCCGAACAAGAAAGAAAATCTATGTCTGAAAACATGGAACTTGAAGTTCGCTCTGTGCAGGACGAGGTTGCAGAATTGCGCCGAGTCGTTGAGGCAGGGCTAACTCCAGCAACTCCAGCTGTAGTCGGTGCAGAGATTCGCTCACAAGGCGAGCTCGCAAAGGCTCTTATCAAGGGTGACGAGGATGCAAAGGCTCTAGTCCGCACAGCTTCAACTTCTGCTGATGCAGCTATTGTGCCTCCTTTCGTTGGCTACATCCAGACCCTAATCGACACCAACCGTCCAACCCTGTCGGCTTTCTCTCGTGGAGCTCTGCCTGCAGCTGGTCTATCAGTTGAGTACGCAAAGATTGACAGCAACACTCTTGCAGTAGCTGAGCAGTCAACCGAAAACACCGCTCTTGAGTTTGGCAACCTAACTTTTGAGATCGTACCTGCTGACGTAAAGACTTACGGCGGATACACCAGCTTCTCTCGTCAGTACGTTGAGCGAGCTCAGGTCGACACTCTAAACCAGGTATTCCAGGGTCTTTCAATTGCCTACGCAAACGCAACCAACAAGGTTGTTGTTGACCTAATCGAGGCACTGTCCTACACTGGCAAGACTTTTGACGCTGATGGTGGAACTCCAAGCTCTCTTGCTGAGGGTCTTGCAGGTGCTTCTGCTTACATCTTCGCAAACACTGGTCTACGTCCTCAGTTCATCCTCACCTCCACTGCAGGTTACGTCAAGCTAGCTAAGACTGCTGCCTCTGACGGACGCCTAGCTTTCAGCTCAAACGGTGACGGCATGAACACTGTTGGCTCAGCAAACATCCCAGGTCTATCTGGTCAGCTGTTTGGTCTGCCAATTATCGTTGACCCAGCTCTGACTGGTGACAACACCTATGTTGCAAACTCTGCTGCTGTTATCAGCTGGGAGTCTGCAGGCGCACCTGTTCGCCTAAGCTCTGGTGACATCACCACTTTGACTGATGACATCTCGGTTTACGGCTACATGGCAGTTGGAACTCCACGCGTTGGAGCAATCGTCAAGCTAGACATCACTGCCTAATAAGGACTGACAATGGCGGTGACTTTAGCGGATCTACAGTCCTACATCGGGACTGAGGAAACTGGTGACTTTATTGAGGGGTGTCTGACTTCTGGTCAGAAGCTAGTTGAAAACTATGTTGGTCAGGTTGTTTCAGTTCCAACTGAGATTACCGACCAAGCAACCCTGATAGTCGCTAGTGAGCTATTTCACCGCCGTTCAGCACCTAACGGCATCGCTCAATTCGCAAGCATGGATGGGCAGCCAGTTCGGATGGGTAAAGACCCGATGACTGCTGCCTACCCACTGCTTCTGCCTTTTGTTGGGTATGGAGTATGACAAACGAAATCACAGTCTCAAAGGCTGAGTTCAAACTTGACCTCGAAGACGCTGGGCTAACCGTTCTGGATTATGTGCCAGAGCGAATTGTCCCTCCTATTGTGATTATCAACTCTCGGACTCCATACCTGCAGCCAAGTCGACTAGGCACTGAGTATTTGTTGAATCTCGAGCTGGTTCTTATCGCTGCCACTGCTACAAACAAGCAAGCAACGGAAAAGCTAGATGAGGCGATTGAGGCAGCTCTAAAGGCTATGCCTCGTTACGCCAGGGTTCTCCAAGTCAACGAGCCTTACGAAATGCAGACCAACAACGCCAGCTATCTCGCTGCCAACATCAGCGTAGAGCTTGAAATAACTATTTAGAAAGAAAACTATGGCAACCTCATCAAGAATCAAAGCCAATAACATCCTGTTCAAGTTCGGTGCTACTGAATACGCTTGTGACGCTACAAATGTCGAGCTAGTAGCTCAGGACGCTCCTGGAGATGTCCAGACCTTTTGCGAGCAGACTGTTGGCAAAGAGTGGGTTCTAAACCTGACGGGTATTACCTCCGGAGACTCAACGAGCCTCTACAGAACTCTTTGGGCAAACTTTGGATCTACAGCTGTCTTTACAATCGCTCCTAACGGCAACTCAACTGCTACCTCGAGCGAGCCTCACTACACTGGGACTGTAAAGTTTGATGCTCTACCTCCAATGACCCTAAACACCAATGAGACCGCAACTTTCACAGTTGCCCTCACTGTTGTCAACACCCCACATGACCCAGCAAACGACACCTACTACGGAGTAGAGATCGTAACTGCCTAATCATGGCTGAGCAGGCTGGAATCAAGGTTCAAAACCTCAAGCAGGTCACCAAGGCTCTAAAGGCTATCGGTGTCCCTAATGATGCAGTCAAGACTGCCGGAAAAAACGCCGGTCAAGCTGTAGTCAATGAGGCTCAACGCCTGGTTCCAGTCCGCTCAGGCAAGCTGAGAGACAGCATAAGAATCTCAGCGACTGCCCGGAGCAAGGTCACAATTCAGGCAGGCAACAACCGGACTAGCAAGTCTGGAATCCCTTATGCAAACCCAATACACTGGGGATGGTTCAAACGAAACATCAAACCTCAACCTTTCTTTGTCAAGGCACTAGGATTGACCAGAGAAGAAGTTTTTGAAAACTACTTCCGACAGCTGGAAAAACTAATTGCTGAGGAAAGCAGAAAGTCACAGGTCACATCATGATCAAGTTTGAACAACTAACACTCGGGGAAATCGAGGAGATTGAACTTCTAACCGGAAGCTCAATAGATCAGGTCTTTGCTGATGGCAAGCCAAAGGGCAGGTCTCTAAG